TTGTGCTTTATTAAAGCGTAAGCGTATTTGCTTCCTGAGTTTTTTGCAGAATCAGTAAGAGCCTGAATTAAAACAGACTTCGCTATCTTTCTCCCAGGTTTCTCTCTATATTCCTTATTAGATATTATCCAATCCACCCAGCATACTTTTGAGTTTGTTATATATAGAAACCCAGCGCAAACTGGGACGTCTCCATCGTAAACCACTAAACCACCTTTACCATCATCTGGCAAAAAATCTTTAGCAGGAGCTTCCCACTTCCAATCGTTCCACCATTTTACTAAAATGTTCTCGTAATCCCCTTTCTGTAAGGGTCTAATAGTTAAATCCATATTAAGCAAAGATACTAAATTTAAGGATTACTTTTCATTATATCAGACTCAACTGCAAAAAGCTCAGTAGCATTAGTGTCATCATTTGTTATTGTGAACTTACAGTAATGACCAAGAACACCATGTGACTCAGCTACTGCATCCTTAATAAACATTATGTAGGGGTCTTGTATAGATATTGATACAGCACCAGATATACTTGCGTCTATTGTTACTCTGTTTATACCATTAGGTAAGTCAACCTCAATGTTAGTTACCTTTCCAGCGAGCTGAGGTACTGTATAAGGCGGTGTTGAAAAGTAAGCTATATCACCAACGCTAAGTATAGAGCCAATACTAACCAGTGGACTAATTGAGAAGTTTATCACCATAGCACTTATTGCTCCTGTTACTGATGCGGCTTTACCTATACCATTAACTGAGCGTAATGCATACTCTCCTAACTCAGAAGGTGTTGTTCCTGCATTTCTTATGTATGCAAACCAAGACCCCTCCTTTTTCTCGAACCACTCATTCTCAATATATCCTGATGTTTGTATATCTGTAATTAAAGTTGCGTCCCAAGATGAGTCTGACTCTAAGTTTATTGTCTTAAACAATTTATTTTGTAATGGCGAATCATTAAATACACTTGTTATTTGTGAAGAGTACTGCTGTCCGTAGTAGTTATTCCTAGTCTCATTTGTATTGTGTCTATATAAATTACCACCCTTAAAAGTGTAGAAGTAGTTATTCATACCAATCATCCAATCTGGGTAAAATGAAAAAAAAGACGGCCAGCCTTGGGCTGACTCACTATAGCTTAGTGTATAATTTGGCATGGTTATATATTTGTTTAATATACAAAATTACGAATTTAATCTTTAGTATGTTTTGCCGGGTATCTGCTCTTGAGGACACTCGTGTTTTAATCCTATTGTATTATTAATTAGTATTTTCTTATACTCATTAATTGCAGTAGGAAATAAAATCTGGTCTTGAACGTGCTTATATTTGTCAACTGCTCTGTTCATTTTATTTGTAATATCAACAAAGTCTTTATGTCTTGTATTATAAAGTATTAATCCTCCATAAAAAAGCTGTATGTCACTGTCCCTGTAGTCGTCTATGTTTGCCCTTATGTGTATTATGTCAGACAAATATCTATCATAAGCCATTGAGTCAAAGAACTCCCTATATATACTCTTTGGATTTATAAAAGATAAAAAAGCATTATCTCCTATCTCCTTAATTAAAGGAGGAATATGTATGCTCATTATTTTATATTTGTGGTCTATATACAAGACGTGCTCCGTATTAAGGTTGCAATATTTAAGAGTCTTTATATATTTAGATTGTCTTGTTGCTTCTTTTAAATTAAAAGTGTGCATCTCATTCATAATAATAACCCCCCACCCTTGCTCCTCGCAATGCTTTTTAAATGAGTCGTCTCTTATTGTAGTAAACACATAAGCATTTTCTACGTCTGTTTTATGAACTCTATTAAAGCTACCTGTCACGCAGGTTACAACTGAGACAGCCATTCTTTCGCTTGATTATAAAATAAATTGTCAGGGAACTTTGATGTATCTACATTTGGTATTTTATGCTTATTAAATAATGGGTCGCAACTGTAATGGGCGATGTAGTGCTCATCCTTTAGCTCGTTAACATTAGGGTAATAGCAATTTTCTGGAGTTACCATTTTGATTCTGTGATTATGGCATGAGATATTTAGTCCGTGCATTGCACACCACCAAGAGTGTTGATTTCCTTTTTCTTTTTCAGTAACTAAACAAGAGTACTTAATTACGTCGTCTATTATTTTTTTTATAGTTTTTACTCTTCCTATAACATTAAAACCTCCGTTTATGTATGCATTCATGTCGTGCCACAGATAATCGTCTATTACTTTTCTGTTTATTCCATCTGTTTTTGAGATGTGCATGTGCCAATCCTCATAGGTATTATCAGCAAATACTAAGTCATAAGGCATTTTATCATACTCTTTGGGGTATGGTTTTAAGTGAACCAAGTCAGCATCTATTATCTCAACCACCTCATCATCCCCTAAATGCTCTATAATTTGTTTGGCAGCAGTAAATACATTTATAGGAATATACCACTGCTCAGAGCCTTTAACATATTCATATACCGAGTCAACCATCTTATATGGTAAAGTCATATTCCAATCAACGTCACTAATCGGTTTCTCACCGTAATGATTGTATTTAACTATAGGGATAATTGCTTTTTTACTAGCATCTTCTCCGTACACCTTATTGTGCTGGTGCTGAAAAAATGATATTTGTTTTCTAAATGCTTCTATAGGTACTACACAAGGAATACTTATCATACCAATTTATAATGTACAAAAAAGTTTCTAAAATACTCACCTCCAAAAGGCTCTTGCCTTCCATGCTCACATATAGCTGACTCGTATAATATTATATCACCAACCTCTGCATACACTTTATGCCAATTACCGTCATGGTCTTGAATATCTAAAGGCCAATCATCAGCAAACTCTTTGTGCTGACATCCACATCTTAGGTCTTTATCTACTATTATAATTGAAGATATATGATGAGTCTCTACCCTATCAACGTGGTTTATAAGCGTAGCCCCTTTTGTGTACGACCTTATACCATAAATAAAGCTAGGCTCTATTGAAACGCCACAGAACTCTTCGTGTAATGGCTGTAACTCTTTATGTATAGTTGCTCTAATACTTGGCAAATGCTCAAATGAAAGTATATCACTTCCACCTCCAATAATTACATTCTCCTTGTTCTCAAACTTCTCCTCTGTTTTTTTGTCCTTTAAAATATTATAAGCATCTTGTATAAGACCCCAAGCGACATCGGGACACTTAACAACTTTAAATCCTTTCTCTGTTAGCTTTGGTATCTGAGACTTATCTGTATATATTTTCTTTTTGTTTTTATACTTATAAGCATCTTCAGCTCCATTCCAATCATTTTCTCTCCACCATGAGGTGATGATATATTTTTTACCTGAGTCTATTGATTGACCTTCGTGTAAGGTTTTCTCTTGACCTATACCATCTATAGTGTTTTGCCAAATAACAGCTTTACCCCTTTTTGGTTTTACTTTTAAATCCATATTAGGAAAATTAGTTCCACCACCTTCAAAGTCATCATTAAGGTAAATCATTAACGTAAATGTCCTATTGCCAGACTGCAGACAATGTTTGTCATAAGCGCTGCCACTAAAATAATCATTATGAGGTTTAAAAAATTGTCCTTGTTCATAAAGTTGTCCTTGAAGTCCCTCTCCTTTTGATAATTGTTGGCCTAAGTGTATGGCTATTTTATTATGAACTCTAGATACTAACTCATTATTAGAATCTAAATTACAAGTACTTGAGGTTCTTGTTTCCGAGACAGTGCTTATATCAGTACCTCCCTCAACCACAGAGGAACGTGTGTGATTAGCATCAATAATTGTAACTAATTCGTTACATTCCTCTTCGCTTAAAAAGCTTTCTATTTCAGTTATCATTTGATTTTAATTTAATATAAAGATAATAAATTAATCTTAAAATCCACATATTGCTTCTTCAATAACTTCTCCACCTGCTGCTACTCTAATATAAAAATCAGATGTCATTCTATAGTACCCTGCTGCTAATGCGTTTAATCCACTTGCATCACTATAAACATCGTCTCCCGATACTGGCAAGGCGTTGCTTCCATTATGGTAATAAGTATTTGGTATAGATTCACTACATACGCTACCAAAAATTGAATTATTACTACTTGGAAAAGCAGAAAAAGCAGGTGGGCTTGGCACTGGCAC